AGGCAAGCCCGCGATAGGCCGGCGTGTTGGCGACCCCAAGCGCGGCCTGCATGCGCGGATCGGGTTCCTGCGTCGATGTTCCGGTATAGATGCGGATGGCGCCGCCAGCCGCGGCTTCTGGAAATGCGTAAATATGATCTGACCCAGGAGGCCATATTGACGATGTGGTAATTCCGTTTGCCAGCGTGCCACCGATGGTGCCGTCTCCGGAATCGTAGATCAGTTTTCCTGAGCACCAGATGCGGCGGACACTGTCGATCGGACCAAGGCATAATCCGAGCGCGAAAGTTGCGCTATATGAGTATGTCGTGTATTCAGCAGACCCGCCGCCACCCTTCCCGCCTTGCTCCTCGGTCTTCTTGGTCTCTTTCAGCGCGTTGTTTTCGACCCAAAAGATATTGCCGAAGGTGGCAACGCTGCCCTTGATGACCGGAATCTGAGCACCGTAGGTCGATGTCTGTACGGACAGGTCATTCAGTCGCGGGCCTTCGATCTTCGGGCCTTTCGGCGGATCGAGGGCGCCACCGATCATGCCGCCGATGGCGGCGCCGAGCATCGGGTAGCCGAAGAACGACCCGATGATCGCGCCGCCGATATAGCCTACTGCCTGGCCGACGCTACTCATGATCGACTCCGGTGAATCGGTAGACGCGGGAGATGCGGGAGCGCCATTCCGGCGTTATTCCGTGCTCGCATACTTTCCCGACCTGCGCCCAGGAATGCACCATCGTGGCGCCGGCACAAATGCCAAGGTGGCGCGATGCGCGTTCGCTTTCAAAGCGCATCAGGATCAGGTCACCTGCCTGCATTTCTGCCAGCGCCACGCGGACCAGGATGCCGGCGTCGACGTGGTCCTGCAACGCTTCCTCGATCTGGCCGCCTGTCGGCATCCGCGCATAGCCTCCGCGGTCGCGTGGCTCGGCGCCGATTTCGCGGGCGACATGGACCAGCAGCCCGGCGCAGTCGAGGCCGCGTCCGGCCTCGCGGCCCTGGTGGCGAAATGGCGTGCCAATCGCGGCACGGGCACTGGCGACGATGGCTTCCGGTGTCATCGGTTTCCCCCGACCTGCTGATAGACCGATGCGGTCGGGATGTTGGTGAAGCCAAAGAAGTTGACGACGTTGCTCCACGCCTGGCAGTCTGCCAGGCGCTTGCGGCACCCTGGTATCAGCACGAACGTGTCGCCGATCTGCGGCAGGTAGAACCACGGCTCGAAGGTTTCGATGGTGCCGCCGGACGTGTACGCCTTGATGTCCTGCGGTTTCAGGCCGGCGTTGTTGCCGGACGTGAACTGCAGGGTTCCTCCGGCGAAGTAGTCCGTGGCCTCCGCACGGCTGGAATCGACGATGACCGAATAGCTGGTAACGGAAGTGACCGCGCCAACCACGTCGAGCGTGGTCAGGTCGATGCCGCAGCCGGCATCGCCGAAGGTGCGCGAGCACGCCGCCGTGTAGGTCTTCCCGACCGACTGCGAGAGCGTGTCGATCAGGCTCATCGTCTCGACCTTGTAACGCCCGTCTTCCAGCGTCGTCTTCCCAAAGAATCCTGACAAGATAGGCTCGTAATCCTCGACCGGAGACAGGAAATTGCACTTGAAGATGTAGATTCGCGCGTTGTCGAGCACGCCGCTGGCGATCTGGTCGCGCGTCAGGCCGGCGCCGCCGACGAACCCGGTCACGTCGATAGCGCTGCTGGCCATGCTGGTATCGGCGACAAAGGCGGTCTGTTCGTAGCCGGAATCCGTCTCGTAGACCGTGGCGTTCGACATCGTCAGGTCGGTCGGGTAGGTCGTCAGGCGCAGCGTCGTGCCGTTGGTGCACTCGATGCGCACGCACCAGGAGGCGGTCTGGTAGGGTGCTACGGTCGATTTCATGGCGCGATGATTTCCTGCAGGATGACGCCGTCGGCGCTGCGGTGATTCGGGTAGTCCTGGCCGATGACCAGCGCCGACCCGAAGCGGACCATGAAGTCGAACTCGAAGCCGGCGCGCACGTTGTCGGCGACGACGGTAGCGGCGACGCCTGCCGACAGCGTGATACGGCCGGTCGTGGTGTCGACGGTCCAGTTGGCTCCAGGGCCAGCGACGAGCGTGCCGTTGACCGCAACCTTGACGGTTCCGGATACCGGCTTGTAAATGACACGGTAGGGATAGCCGGAAGCGCCGGCGGTGCCGTCCGTTCCATACCATTTCCGCAACTGCCAGATGGTGCTGGAGATTTTCTTGGTCAGTTGGTCGGTTTCGGTCGGCGTTCCGGTCATGCCGTTGCTCGACCATTCGTCGAAGCAGCGGGCACGGAATCCGGCGTACTGGCCATGCGCGCGGTGCCAGAGCGCGAGCAACTGCGCTGCCGTGTCGGCGCGGGTCAGGAGGTAGGAAACATCGAACTTGCGCAACGGGAATGGATGCGTCAGGCTGCGGTACTCCTGGCCACCGGCGGTCTTGACGATCTGCACGGCGTAGTCGTCCTGCCAGCTCGACCCATAGCGGATCAGGTCACAGAAGCGCTCCTCGAGAAAGTCGGCCATCAGCGATACCTCCCGGCGCCAGACATCAGGCCGAGCGCTGTGCGCGCCCCAGCGGCGGCGCTGCGGCGGATTTCAGCCGGGTCGCCGGTCTGGCTGTTCACGTTGACGGTGATGTTGGCGCCAGTTCCTCCATGCATCGCCACGGGAATGCGTTTTCCGTCCGGAAGAGGCACATACGCCTCCGGTGTTCTGCCCTCTCCGAATAGTGCAAGCTGGGGTCTTGTAGCAATTCCGCCTCCAGCGTATGTATTGAGCGGCAGCGGCCCGGCACTGGTCATGATGCCGCCGTTAGCCCATTCATACGGTATGAATGAGGATGAAGCCCCTCCGAACAATCCGGACCAGTTCACGTTTTTTAGGGGCTTGATCAGGTCGCCGATCCATCCGCCAAGGCTTCCGGTTTTGTCGACATCTCCCAGCATGAGCTTTAGCAACTGCGCCGATCCAGCCTGCGCGATCATCTTTTGCAGGGTCTTGGCGAATGTTTCGCCCCACGAGCGGATACCGTCTCCGGTCGGGTTGATGAACAACTCCGCGAAGGCGTCCTGCATGTTGCGTGCGGCCTGCTTCATGAATTCGCCCATTTCGTCGACGTCCTGCTTGAGGTTGTCGACCAGTTCCTTGTATTGCTTCTCGGTGATGTCGCCCTTCGCCAAGGCCACGTCATAACGCGCCTTGCGCGCGGTTTCCTGGGCTTCCTTGGCAGATTTCGTCGCGGCCAGGTCGCGGGCAAGGTCGGATTTCTCGAGCGCCGCGGTGTAGCGCTCGCGCAATGCCAGTTCCTCTTCGAGGACCTTGATCTGCTCTTCTCCGGCGCCGTTCTGGCGGGCCGTGGCGATGGCATCTTCGAGCCGTGCCTGCGTCATCGTCGACAACTGCGCCGACGACATGCCGTAGGCGGCTGCCTGTTCCTCAGCCGCTTGCGTTGCGGCAATCATTTCCTGGCGCTGGCGTACCGTGCTTTCCTCAAGCTTCCGCACGCCGTCGGCGAATTCTCGCTGCTTCGTCAGTGCCTTGTCCATCGACACCAGGTCATCGAGGCGCGCATTGATCGCCGCCCGCTGCGCTTCCGTCGCCTTCAGCGTGCCGGCTTCGAGCTGGTAGCGCACCCGTGCCGCCTGCTGCTCGGACGCGGTCATCTTCTCGGTCGAATCGGCGTCGATCTGCTTGAGCGCAATCTGCTCGTTGAGCGAAGCGATCAGCCGTTCCGCTTCGTCGATCTGTGAACGGCCGCCGCCGGTTCTCGCCTTTGGCAATTTCGCTTCTGGCGGTTTGAACGACAGCGCCGGCTTCTCTGCAATCGCTTCCTTCGTTTTCTTGCTTCGGTCTAGAAGGTCGGCGGACAGGCGGTCCACTTCGGCACGCGCTACTTTCGCGTCTTCCTTCATGGCGTCGCCGATGGCGCCGAATCCCTTGAAATCCAGCCTAGCCAGCGCTACCGCCTGGGCAGCTATCCCGCCGATCTCATTGCCGATTTGTTTGAAGACGTAAATGACGTTGACGCCAAGCACGGCCACCGCTTCCAACGCCGTGCGCACGCCTTCGCCGAAGACCGATGCGAAACTTCCGGACTCGTCCTTGGCCCGCACCATTTCGGACGTGAGCTTTTCGAGGAATGGCAGCAGCTCGTAGGCTGCCGCTTTCCCTGCAGCGCCGAACGATGCAGCCAACCTGTTCAGGTTCTTTTCGTAGGCTTCTGCCTGGGCAGCCTGCTCGGTGGAGACTTTCCCGACCAGTTCGGA